AAATATGCTACTGAAAAAGAATAACGATGAGTCCTCTAATACAAGAACACTTTGGTACAAATACATTCTATGATATTTTAGCACTACCATGTGATAAAGATATTAATCATCCACATCAAATAAAATCCAAAGTAGATTTCAGAAATTTAAAAGATGATTCTAAACAGGCAATATTATCTTTACCAATCGTACAATACACTGGTGATTTTAAAGCAGGTGGGTTGAATAAAAAACAACGATTATATCTAATGAGTAAGATGGATGATATCTTCTTTATAGATACCCTTAAAACAAACTATGCTAAATGTGTAACTCAACTTTTAAACGTACCTGATATAAGTGGTAAGGAAGTTGTTGAGAGAACTACGGAACATAAAAACATACAAAGAATCAAAAAAAGTGAAAGTTATAAAGTAACATTTGATGAAATAGATTACGTTATTGAAATAGCAGAAGAAGAGGAAGAAACCTTTACCAGCATTATGTATGGTAACAACTTCGTAATGGATGTTACTTTGGAACGAGATATATTAGAATTCTTCTACAAGAACAAATAAAATCACTTTTTTGTTTATTGATATTTATATATAAATAATTTTTTATTATGGCAAAGGGTATAGTATCAGGAAACTATGGTGGGGGGACTTCAAAAAAAAGACCAGGAATCCATTCAAAAACTAAAACTTCACGTTCAAAAAACGCTAAGTATTATAAGAAAGCTTACGCTGGGCAGGGTAAGTAAATTCACTTTTTACTTTATTGATATTTATATATTGAACAATATATTAATAAAGTATGTCAGCAGAATTCGAATTATTCCCAGGTAAAAACCTAAGTGGGTTGTTTCAAGATATTTACAACAACCAAATTACTAAAAAGAAAAATATATCAGACCTTATCGCTGAAATGAGAAAGATGGTAAGGCATGCTGGTGATATGGCTGTTGTAGGTCCAATTCTAAAAGATTTAATAGATACATCTGTTCGTAATGATGACCAATTAGTTAAGTTAGCAACCATTGCTCAACGTATAATGTTGGCCAACCAAAAGAATGATGGGGAAGAGGGATTCTTATCAGCCGCTGAAAGAGAACAACTACTTTCCGAAATTGAATCAGTTCAAGACGAAGTTCAACGAATGGATTCTATTGAAAACGATTTGGAAGAAGTAAAACAAAAATTGGAAAAGTAAGATGGGATTAGCTAATGGTAGAATAAGTTCCGTTCAATCGAATCAATCGAGTAATGTTAGAGCATCTCAAGCAACTGAAATTGCTATTGTTTATAGTGTTATATTAGATGATGCCCATCCTCTTATAACCGACGGTGTTATAACTATTTCTGATGTTGGTTCAATTGAATGTAGGTTACTATCATCTATTCAGAATAATGAACTTATTGTTGCTAAGCCTCTTATATCTACTTTAACAAATTTACCTGTAAGAAACCAAAGTGTACGAATAAGTAAAGTTGGTAGTGATTATTTCTATGAACCCCTAAGTAAAGGACTATCACCAAATACTTCGACCGCTGAAAATCTAATATCAAATTTATTCCCAGCAAAAGAAAAGGCCGTTGAAGGTAGTAAATCAAAAAATTATAGTAATTCTCAAAAGACCGGAATTGTTAAATCTTCATCCGAAGGTTCTCAGGATGTAGATGGATTTGGTGATTATTTTTCACTTGAAGAAGGAATTCATAAATTAAAATTATATGAAGGGGATAGTTTAATACAATCTCGATTTGGTCAATCTTTAAGATTTTCCGCATATAATAACGCAAATAATGTATTTTCACCAACAATAACAATCAGAAACTCGGAAGCAGCAATAAATAGGCAAAATGTTGCTAATTCAATCGTTGAAGAAGATATTAACAGAGATGGTACAATTATTCTATTGGGGTCTGGTGAGTACCAAGCCGCATTTCAACCTGGTACTGTTGATGATGGAGGTGGTACTGATTTTGAAACTAAACCAAACTCATTTGAAAATTTTCCATCTGAATTAAAAGGTGACCAACTTATCTTAAATTCTGGAAGGGTTATTCTGTCATCTAAAAATGCTGAAATGATTTTTTATTCAAAAAAGAATTATGGATTTATTTCAGATGGTACATTATCAATTGATAATAAATTTGGTATAGAAGTAAGTGTTGGTGATGATATTAATGTTTTGACAAACGATAGAAATATTAATTTAAATACAGATAATGGTAATATAAATTTAGGAAATGTTGAATTGGAATCATTGGTAAGAGGTGAAACTTTATTAGGTTTGATGGAAGAACTAATCGATGCTATAACTCAACAAATTTATTTAACACCATCCGGTCCATCTGCAACAGGCCCAACAAATGTTGCAACCTTTAATAGTATAAAATCTAAATTAAAGAATTTTTTAAGTGCACTAAACAAAACATCATAAATGTCTTGGTCAATATTTAAAGCAAACATACTACGATATGCAAATAGACCTGAATTAATAGATGATATTGATTTTGTAGCAAGTTTATATGCCAATGAATATGATTCTGCGGTAAAGCGAGGGACTGATTCAATTAACTTAATAGGTATTCAATCTGGTAATAAGAGTATAATGGAAAACTTATTTAAGTTGGCATTAACACAAGGTAGATTAAGTAGTTCATCATCATTTAATTTAATAGGTGAGTTTGGGAAGGGTGTAGTGGCTTATTGGGCAGGTGCGCCAATGAAACCATTCCCAATACCATTAATACCAGCACCAGGTTCAATCCAAAATATAGCAGTTACAAATAATACTGTTATTAACCCTGGTAGTTGGCCTTCTATACCATCACCACCACCCAATAATAACGCATCATTATTTGTTGATATGTTTGTAAACGCAGCAACCTTACACTTATTAAGTGTATCTGGTTTAATATCAACAACATCATTATATCCAGGTGCTCCAACCCCTATTCCGGGTCCTGGTGTTATAGTATGGACTGGATATTCGGTTATTGGATAATTAAAAAACGAAAATACATAAATTAAATATTTATAGGGAGAGTAATACAAAACATAATAAAATGAATACTGATAAATTAGTAAAAGCAATTCAAATTATTGTAAAAGAAGAGATTAAAGCTATTCTACCAACTTTGGTAAAGGAGGGTGTTAAAAAAGAGATGTCTAAGTTATTGAAAGAAAATAAACAACTTAGAGAAACTCTAAAACCAAAACCAGCACAACCAACATTTATGGATGAGCCGGTTATGGAAGTACATACACCTGCTCAACCACAAAGGGTATTGAGTAAGAATCCAATCTTAAATGAGATTTTAAATCAAACACAACCATTTAACGCACCTCAAACTCAAACTTATGCAGGTGCCCCAACTGAAGTATCATCTGGTACAATGAGTTTTAATTCAAACTCAACTCATACATTGGGTGCACAAAGTATAGCAGATAAAATGGGATATGGTGATATGGTGAATGGTGGTAGACCTCAAGGTTTAGGAGTTAGTACGGGTGTTCCAGCCGTGGATAAAGCTTTAAATAGAGATTACAGTGGTTTGTTAAAAGCAATGGATAAAAAGAAAGGTCCTTGGAGGCCTGGAATGGATTAATAGATTATGGCAGTTGAATTGGGCTCAAAGATAGTAAAGGATACCGAATCGTACAATGATTATGCGATTGGATTATCTTTGCCATTACAATTTGGTAATTCAACATTTAATCAAACATTTCAAACATCTGAGCAAGTTAAATCCAATATAAAAAATTTACTCTTAACTAAAAGAGGTGAGAGAGTTTTACAACCTGAATTTGGTAGTGGTTTGCAAGAAATACTATTTGAACAAAGTGTTGATGATTTTGAAATAAAAATTGAAGATACAATCAATGAAACATTAGAAAAATGGTTACCATATGTTTCGGTTGATGAAATTAATATAGATTCATCTAATGAATTAAAAGATAACAATAGAGTAAATGTTTCACTAAAATTCAGAATAGGTGATAATATTGGACTAAACGAATTAACATTTACTGTACAGGGGTAATACGATATGGCTATAACAAAAACAAATAAAAACTTTAAGAATAGGGGTAAGGATATAAAATACCTCAATAAAGATTTTGCTCAATTTAGAGGAAACTTAATTGAGTTTGCTAAAACTTATTTCCCAAAAACATATTCTGATTTTAACGAATCATCGCCAGGTATGATGTTTATTGAAATGGCATCTTATATTGGTGATTCCCTTTCATATTATATTGATGATACTTTAAAAGAATCATTAATGGTTCATGCTGAAGATATTGAGAATGTAATTGCACTTTCACAATATTTGGGTTACCAACCAAAGGTAACATCACCAGCAGTAACAACCCTTTCGGTTTATCAATTAGTTCCGGCTATTGGTACTGGTGTAAATAACACATATGATACTACATACTTTTTAAGAATTAAAGAAGGATTTAAAGTAGAATCTACACTTAATAACATATCATTTATTACAAGAGATGTTGTTGATTTTTCAGATGAAACTGATAGAGAAATAACGGTATATGAAAGAGATAGTGTGAATGGTGAGATTACATTCTATTTAGTAAAAAAATATGTACAAGCTATTTCAGCAGAAGTAAAAACCGCTGAGTTTGATTTTGGTTCATATCAAGCATTCCAAACTATTAACTTAGCTGAGACTGATGTAATTGATATATATGATGTAAGGGATTCAAATGGTAATAAATGGTATGAGGTTCCTTACTTAGGACAGGAGATGGTATTTGTTGATTATCCAAATACCGAAACTAATGACCCAGACCTTTATCAATTTAAACAAAGTGTACCTTACATTTTAAAAACAATAAAAACACCAAAACGATTTACTAAAAAGGTAAATGGTGATAGTACAACTACTATCCAATTTGGTGCTGGTGACCCAACTGCAAATGATGAACAACTAATTCCAAATCTTAAAAATGTTGGATTAGGGTTGCCTAACTCAATTAGTAGATTGGAAGAATCATTTGACCCAACAAACTTTTTGAAAACAAAAACATATGGAACATCTCCAGCCAATACAACTATGACTGTAAAGTATTTAGTTGGTGGCGGTGTTGAATCAAATGTTGGTAAAGGAGAACTTACTAAAATTACAAACATTCAATATGAGGAGGATACTCAATTATTCACATCCACACAATTAGGTGTTTACAATTCAATCAAAAATTCAGTAGCTGTTGATAACGAAGTTACTGCTGCTGGTGGTAGAGGCGGTGATACTATCGAAGAGATAAGACAAAATGCATTAGCAAACTTTGGTTCTCAGAATAGAGCAGTAACTGCTAAAGATTATCAAGTAAGAGTATTATCAATGCCATCCAAATTTGGTGGTGTAGCAAAGGCTTACGCTACGGCAGATGGTACTTTGGATAATAACTCACCATCATCTATTTTAAGTTCACCAAAAGCTCTGCAAGAGTTTACTGATTTAGTAATGGGATTTGTTGAAAAGCCTGATAATGAAGAACCTGATAGAAAATCGGTTCAAACTGAAATTAGAGATTATCTAATTGGTAAAACTTCAAATGATAATGAAAAGAATAACCCATTTGCAATCAATCTTTATTTATTGGGATATGATGCCAATGGAAAGTTAGCTGTACTTAATAGAGCAGTGAAGGAAAACTTAAAAACTTATTTAAATGAATATAAAGTTCTTACTGATGGTGTTAACATATCCGATGGATATATTATTAATATTGGAATCAACTTTGATATTATAACTTATAAGAATTATAATAAAAGTGAAGTTATTGCTGATTGTATTCAAGAATTAAAAGATTATTTTGATATTAACAATTGGACATTTAATAATACAATTAATATAAGTGAATTAGAACTACTTATAGCAAACGTTGAAGGAGTTAGTTCAGTTCCTAAATTGGAAATAGTAAATAAATGTGGTGGTAAATATTCACCAAACGCATATAACGTACCAGCGGCGATTAAAGATAAGATTTTATATCCATCTTTAGACCCATCGGTATTTGAGATTAAATATCCGGATTCGGACATAAAAGGGAGAGCTAGATAATGTATTACTTTTTAACAGCATCAAAAGATGCATCGGTGTACTTACAACAACCTGACCAAAATACTGGATTAGATGAAGTATTAGAGGTAAGTAAGGTATATTATGGTAACATTAAAGATGTATCCAGAGCACTCCTTAAATTTGATATACAGCCACTCTCAGCTAGTATAGCTAGTGGTGATGTAACTTTATCAGAAGCTACATTGATTTTAAAAGAAACTGATTCTGAGGAAGTTCCATTAAGTTTCACTTTAGAGGCATATCCAATCTCACAAAGTTGGGAAATGGGTAAGGGTACTCGATTTGATAATATATCAACTGGTGGTGTAACTTGGAATAATAGAGAAGGTGATACAATTGAACGTTGGTTACAAACGGCAGAATTTTCCGATGTATCTACTGGTTCTTATGCTGGATTGGGTGGTACTTTTTATTACAATGTATTTTCTACGCAAGATTTTGAATATCTTACAACTGATGTCAATATGGATATCAAAGATATTATGGAAGATTGGATAAGTGGTTCAATTGTAAATGATGGTATTATTTTAAAACTACCATTTGC